GGCATGCTGTCGACAGACCGATGGGCGTTGGGTGATGTCGGGCGTGAGTCAATGGGCCTGCGCAAGGCCGCCGACGCCATCATGGATGCTTCGCGATGACCATCGTCATCCGACCGGCGACGCCCGATGACCTCAACTTCATCAGGGACTCATGGCGCTCGAGCCTGTGGAAGAACGTGGTCGAGGCCGAGGTCGACTTCAACACGCACTTCGAGGGCATGGAGGCGCTCTGGAAGAGCATCAACGACCGCGCCCGCTACTCGGTCGCCGAGTTCAAGTACGTGCCCGGGACGATTCTGGGCTACGCAGTGCATCTCGACCCGCAGAACTGCCTGTGGGTCTACGTGAAGGCCCCCTACCGGAGGCAGGGCATCGGGACGGCCCTGTTGCAGGACTCGAAGCGTCTCGGCACCATCACCCGCACGGGCCGGCTGCTGGCCATCTCGGTCAACGGCACCTTCGACCCGTACATGCATCTGAGGACCACATGAACCCACCCATCATGAAGTATTTCAAGTTCGAGCACCTGCCGGAGCGGCTCCAGAGCATCTCGAAGCCGTTCTGTGAGCTCGCGGAGTTCGTCGAGAAGCTGCCCGCCACCGACCCGGCCGAGAAGGCCACGACGTTGCGCAAGCTGCTCGAAGCCAAGGACGCCGCGGTCCGGGCGGTGCTCTGATGCGAATCCCCATCATCCGAGCGAGCTTCACGAAGGACTGCCCCATCTTCGTCGGCGGTGTCGCTCGCACGAGCATCACGGTCGGCGACGCACAGAACGACGCGAAGGCCCTGTTCTACGACACCGAGCTTCGGATGGTCGTCATCATCCCGAAGCGCGAGAAGGCGATGCGTGAGCACACCATCGCCCAGGTGCTCGCGGTGCCCTCGAACATGGAGGTCGACGAAGCGTCGGCCGCGCTCTTCGAGAAGCCCGCGCCCGTCACGGTCAAGCCCACGGGTCGCTGATGGACCGTCGACAACTCCTCGAGGAGAAAGCACGCCGTGTGGCCCTGCGGGAAGCCGCAGACGTCAAGGTGCGCGAAATCATCGGGGAGTTGTTCGACAAGCAGCAGCGCTTCGCCAACAGCAAGAGCCGCTACCTCGCCGTCATCGGCAGCCGTCGCGCCGGCAAGACGGACATGTGGCCGCGCATCGCGGTCGCCAAGGCCCTGAGCCGTCCGAGAAGCCTCGTTCGAATCTGGAGCCACGCACGAGCCCGAACGAAGGAACTGCTCTGGCAGCGAATCCTGTACCTGCTCGGCCGTCAGGGCATCCCGCACAAGGCGCACGAGGTCGAGCTCTCCTTCAAGTTCGAGAACGGCAGCGAGGTTCGGCTCGTCGGTGCCGACAAGGACAAGGAAGTCCAGAAGAAGCGCGGCGACAGCACCTGGGTCGAGATTGTTCTCGAGAGCCAGAACTTCGGCTCGCTGCTCAAGCCGCTCGTCGAAGACGTCATCGACCCGTCGCTCGTCGACACGATGGGCTCGGTGTTCCTCGAAGGCACGCCCGGCCCCATCTGTAGCGGGTACTGGTGGGACATCACGGGCGGGGAAGACTCGGCCGAGGTCTGGCAGTCCAAGGGCCCGAAGTCGGTCTCGATGTTCGAGGTTCACCGCTGGACGTTGCTCGACAACCCCTACATCCCGCACGCGCGCCAGTACCTCGAGAACCTCAAGAAGACGCGCAACTGGGCCGACGACAACCCGACGTACCTGCGCGAGTGGCTCGGCCGGTGGGTCAACGACCTCGGCGCGCTGTTCTACAAGTTCGACCTGGTGCGGAACACGTTCGACCCCGAGCGGGTGCAGCCCTGGGGGCCGGGCTGGACGCACGTGCTGGGCTGGGACCTCGGCGCCATCGACGACATGGCGCTCGTCATCTGGGGCTGGCGTGAAGGCGACCCGACGCTCTACGAGGTGTTCTCGTGGAAGAAGTCGGGCGCTCGCGCCGTCGAGGTGATGGAGCAAATCGAGACGCAGGAGCGCGAGAAGAAGCTCAACATCATCAAGAAGGTCGCCGATACGCAGGGCGGCGGCAAGATGTACGTCGAAGACGTGATGTCGCGCTTCACGCAGTCGTTCGAGCCCGCGCAGAAGAACAACAAGTACGCGCACGTGATGCTCCTGAACGACGACCTGCTCGTCGGCCGCGTCAAGGTGCGGCTCGGCAGCGAGCTTCAGGAAGAGCTCATCGGCCTGATGCGCGACCCGGACTACCCGGACCCGGACAAGCCCGACGCGCCGCCGACCGAGGACCCGAGCTGCCCGAACCACTGCGCCGACGCCGGCCTCTACTCCTACCGGGCGGCGTACCACTACGTTCCTCGAGAAGAGAAGCCGAGGAATCTCACGCGCGAGGACGGCGACGAGTACGAAGAGATGCTCGTGCGGAAGCACCTCGCAGAGAAGCAGTCGAACTGGTACGACGAAGCACCCGACGATGGAGGTTGGTGATGAACGAGGACCTGCTGAAGATGCTGCGACGGCTCGGAGTGAAGTTCTACAAGCGCACCGCGCAAGAGGACACCGTCGAGTTCTTCCCACCCGGGGAAGACGGCGACGTCAAGGTGAAGCCCATCGACGAGACGCCCGACGAGGCAACGGGCTTGACTCCCAGCGAGTCCCGTGCCTTGCTCGGCATGCCGAAGTGAACCATGGCCGTTCGAGTCAAGCCCACCATCGTCGCGGTCGCTCCGACCTCGACGTCGTTGTTTGAGCCTCTCACGGTCGGGGCCGTCTCGGCTCTGTCCGTGCAGGTCGAGAACCTGAGCTTGACGCAGACGTTCAACGGCACGGTGCGCTCGAGGCTTGACCCGGGCAACGACATGTCGCCGAGCACGCTCCCCGACTTCGTCGGCATCGGGCCGGGCCAGAGCGCGGTCGCCACGGTGTCACTGCCGGCGACGAGCGACTTCGACGTCGTGGGCACGATGGACGGGGCCGGCGACAACGTGCGCGTCACGGTCGCGACCCGCATGGACGCGACGCTGCTCGGCTCGGGGAGGACCCGATGATTCCGCTCCTGCTTCTGCTCCTGGCGCAGCCATCTCCGGTGCTCCCGAACCTGAACGTGCAGCCCATCATGACGCGGCAGAACGGCGCCGCGGTCTCGCTGAAACGCCAGTACGCCATCGACTGTCAGAGCGGCATGACATGCACCGTCGACGGCGGGGTGTTGCTGCTCTCGAGCTCGGGCGGCGGAGGCGGTGGCTCGAGCGACTACGACGGCGGCTACCGTCTGGTGCAAGACGAAGGTGTCGACCTCACCAAGCGCTCGACGCTCGACTTTACTGGTGCGGGCGTCACCTGCACTGACACGGGCGCGAAAACGTCGTGCGACATTCCGGGCGGCGGTGGCGGTGCGAGTCAGTCGCCCCTGTCGGTCACTCTGGGGACTCCATGAGCACCATCGTTGCGCTTCTCCTCGCGGCAGCTGCGTCGAACCTCAACGCGACCGACGAGTCACTCACGGCCACCACGACGACGACGGCGGCGACCGACGTCACCGTCAACTACGTCGAGTTCACCACCAGCAGCGGCGCGAACATCGGCAGCGGCGAGCAGGTGACGAACTTCACCACGGCCACCACGTCGACCATTCTCGCGGCCCCGGCTGCCGCCACCACGACGCGCTCTCCGTCGTTCATCAAGGCATGCAACAAGGGCACGTCGTCGCAGACGGTCACCATCCAGTACGTGAAGACGGCAGGCAGTCTTACTCTGCGGCAGGCCATCATGTCGCTCAACGCGGGCGAGTGCGGCACCGTGGGCAACGATGGCACCGTCAGCGTGGCGACCGCAGGCGGCGTTCCGAAGGCGGCCAGTCAGCCATCGACGGTGACGGGGCGCGAGTACATCTGGTTCAAGACGGCCACGGCCACCGACGCGGCGGCCTACGGCTACTGGCACGGCAAGGACACGGGCTACCCGGGCGCGTACTCACTCGGCACGCCCGGCCTCAACGGCATCACCACCAACTGCTCCGTCGTCGGCACGGCAGGTAGCGGCGGTGCTCTGTCGCTAGGCGTGCCGCTCTTCACCAACGCCAGCAGCGGCAGTCTCTACCTGAAGAGCGCAACGGTAACGGCGCAGGCCGTCGGGCCGTACCAGCTCGTCGACATCCTCTGGTACTCGACAGGCCACGTCGTCACCACCACGACGGTGCAGGTGGCTGACGCCGGCGTGCTTCCTGCTCGAGATACCAACGGCACGAGCAACGGCGAAGGCGTGATGCTGGGCATCTACTCGACAGCCGCCAACACGAACGCGGCCGTCATCAACAACAGCACGGCCAACTACGAGAGCAGCAGCGGCCTCGGCAACCGCACGGCCACGCTGTTCAATCTCGCGGGCTACATGATTCCGGCGACGCCCGTCATCGGCAACTTGACGCGCTTCAGCCTCGCGGCCGGAGACACCGGCATCAAGGTGCTCGGCAACGTGACGCTCGGCACGTCGCTGGTGACGGGCAGCGTGACGTTCCTCCTGTACCGGCCGATTGCCACCATCGGAATCGGCGTCGCCAACACACCCGTCGTCTTCACACCGGAGATTTCGCCGCGGCTCTACAACGGCTCGTGCCTGACGTGGATTTTCGTGGGCGGTACAGGGACAACGGCACCGGCCATCGGTGACGCAACCATTCAAGTCGTGGAGCGCTGACCATGGAAAACCTCGTCGACCACATCGCCTCGGGTGTCGCAGTCCTCCTCGCTGCCTTCGCAGCGTGGCACTCCCGCAAGACGGGCAAGCACACCGCGCGTTCGCAGCGACTGAAGGACATCGTCACCAAGGCGTGCGATGCCGGCACCGCGAACAAGCAACCTGGTACGCCGCTCGCGAAGACCTGCGTCGAGTACGCGATTCTCCTCGACCTCGAAGACAAGAAGCGCGATTTCACCGACCAGAAGCTCCGTGCTGAAGTTGACGCCGAACTGGCTCGGAGGGCCCGATGAGCGTCGACTACACGCAGTTCTCGGAGTGGAAGCCCGGCGAGCCGAAGACGCCCGGGTCTGGGAAGTGGTGGGCGCAGAAGACCAGCGACGCTCGAGGGAGCGCGCTCTCCGAGGTCGTGTCGAACCTGAAGAGCCAGGCCACGCAGCGCAACCAGCGCAACCTCGTGCACGCGCGCCTTTACGGCAACGTCGACATCGCGTCGTTCGGCGCTCGAGACTACTCGCGCTCGGCGAACTGGGTCGGCCGCGGCGTGCCGAACAACATTCGCTTCAACGTCGTCGCGACGTGCATCGAGACGCTTGACAGCAAAATCGGGAAGCAGCGCCCGCGCCCCACGTTCCTCACCAGCGGTGGCTCGTGGAAGGGCCGACAGCGCGCCCGCATGGCCAACCTCTGGACCCAGGGCCTGTTCTACGAGACGAAGATTCACGAGAAGGTGAAGGACGTTCGACTGAGCGCCTACACGTTCGGCACCGGCGCCCTCAAGGTGTGGGTCGAGCGCGAGCGCGGCGAGAAGGGCGAGGTGTGCTGCGAGCCCGTGTTCATCGACGACCTCTTCGTCGACGACGCGGACGGCATCAACAAGAAGCCCCGCCAGATGTTCCACCGCTACATCGCCGACCGAGACGTGGTGATGGAGCGCTTCGAGAACGACCCCGCGGTGCTCTCGGCGACCATCGACTCGGCCGACAAGGCGAACAACGGCATCAGCGACGTCGTCGAGCTCTGGGAGGCGTGGCACCTGCCCTCGAGCAAGGGCAGCAACGACGGCCGGCACGTCATCATCAGTCGCGACGGGCACGTCCTGCTCGACGAGAAGTGGGAGCTCGACTGCTTCCCCTTCGTGATTCGCCGCTACCGCCCGCGCCTGCGTGGCTTCTGGGGTCAGGGCATCGCCGAGATTCTGACCGGCATTCAGGTCGAGCTGAACCGCGTCATCCAGAGCATCTCGGCGCAGCTCCAGCGTCGCGGCAAGGGGCGCATTTTCGCCCAGGCTGGCACCATCGACGAGAACGCCATCGACAACTCGCTCGGCGCCATCGTGAAGACCAAGGGCCCTCCGGGTCAGGTCCTGATGGTCGACAACCAGAACGCCGTCGCGGGCGAGGAGTTCATGCAGGTCGACCGCCTCTACCAGAAGGCGTTTCAGGAAGTCGGCATCAGCGAGCTCTCGGCCGCCTCGAAGAAGCCCTCGGGCCTCGACGCTGCCGTGGCGCTCCGCGAGTTCAACGACATCGAGAGCGAGCGGTTCAGCCGCGACGCGCAGGCCGACGAGCAGTTCTTCCTCGAGTTCACGCGCCTCTCGATGAAGCTCGTCGACAAGTTCGCGCCTGACATGGAAGTCCGAATGCCGAACCGGGCGTTCGCGAAGGTCATCAAGTGGTCCGACATTCGAATCGACCCCGACGACTTCGTCATTCAGATGTTCCCGGTCAGCAGCCTGCCCACGCACCCGGGTGCGCGCCTCCAGCGCGTGAACGAGCTCATCGACGGCGGGTTCATCGACGCGTCGACCGGTCGCCGCCTGCTCGACTTCCCCGACATCGAGCTCGAGATGACGCTGGCGAACGCGATGCTCGACAACATCGACTGGATGCTGTCGATGATTCTCGACGAGAAGAAGCCGCAGATGCCGCAGCTCGAGGTGTACCACGACATCGCGCTCGTCGTTCAGCGCGCGACCGCGGCGTTCCTTGAGGCGCAGGTCTTCGACGTCGAGGAAGAGCGGCTTCAGATGCTTCGCGACTTCATCGACTCGGCGACCGCGTCGATGGCCAACACGATGAAGGCCCAGGCCGCGATGTCGGCCGGCCTGCCCCCGAACGCGCTCTCCGGTGGCCCCAGCGTCACCAACAACGTCAACGTCGAACCCCAGAACCCTGTCGCACCCGCCGTTCCACCCGTCGTCGCTTGAGGACTGAATGCCTGAGACCGTTGCCCCTGCTCCCGCAACCACCCCCGCTGCTGTCACCCCGAAGACCGACGCTGACTACCGCGCGGCCGCAGTCGCTGCGCTGAAGTCACCCACGCCCGAGGTCGAGGCGAAGAAGGAAGAGCCCAAGCCCGCCGAGCCGAAGAAGGAAGAGAAGCCGCCCGAGGCCGCCGAGAACTGGTTCCAGAAGCTCGCCAAGCGAGAGGCCGAGTTCCGTGCCGAGCGCGAGACCGCTCAGAAGGCGCTCGAGGCCGAGAAGGCCCGGTTCAAGACCTTCGAAGAGCTCGGCCGCGTCATCGACCCCGTCACGCTCCAGCGTGCGGTCGCGTCGCGCGACCCAATGGCGTTCCTCCAGAGCGCCGGGTTCTCCTACAAGGACGTCGTCGACGCCGTCATGAAGGCCCAGCCCGGTGCGGTCAAGCCCGAAGAGCCGGTGAAGCACGCCGAAGACCCGAAGGTCGCGGTGCTCGAGAAGCGGCTCGCCGAGCTCGAAGCCGAGCGCCAGGCCACCGCCGTGCGTGACGCCCGCGCGAAGCTGGTCGAGATGGGGCAGAAGCATCTCGACAAGGAGAAGTTCCCGTTCGCGGCGAAGTTCGGTGCCGAGTCGCTCAACGAAGCGCTCGACCTGCTCAACGACTTCCACGCGAAGACCGGGCGGCTGCCGGCCGACAACCCCGACGACAACTTCCGCATCGCGCTCGCCGAAATCGAGGCGCGTCACAAGAAAATCGCGGAAAGGTATGGCATCCCCTTGACGTCAGCCG